GCCGTTGGCAGCTTTTACGTCAAGGTCACCGGTTACTCGAATACGACCTACGCGCTGTACTCGAATAAGGCGCTGACGGTCCCGGTCGTGGGCAACGGGAACTATACGAATGGCGGCACGGTGTGCTTGCTGTTTCGCCTGCCGAACCTGTTTCGGCTGAACGGCGGGTCCGGGTACATCACCAAGGTACGGATGCTGACCGATCTGAGCACGTGGACGGATCGGCTGGTCCTCCATTTCTACAGCGCGCCGGTGCCTGCGCTTTTGGACAATGCCGTTTTCACGCTGCTGTGGGTGAACCGGGTGAACCGGCTCGGAACTGCGATCATGCTGGCGATGACCACCGAGGCGGCGGGCAGCACAGCGGCCGCTGCGACGATCACGCCCAACTCTGGAGGTAGCAACCTGCCGCTGTTCGTCCAAAACAACGACAGCTCGAAGGATCTGTGGATGGCCATCGAGGACCTGGACGCCGGGACGCCTGCGAGCGGACAGAGTTTCTATATCGAGGTAACGTTGGATGCGAACTAGGAGACTGCGGCATGGCTAGGATTTTGCGGCCTCCGTTTATGACCTATCCGGGTGCTAACGTTTTGCACCTGACTGCGACGACCACCGGCGCACAGACGGTCACGATCCAGCGACTGACGCCGACAGGGGCGAGCATTACGATCACCTGGGGCGATGGTAGTGCTCCAGAGACGATTGCGAATGGATACACCGGCACCATCCCGCACAACTACGCAGGCGCGGGAACGTACCCCATCGTGGTATCCAACGCGGCGATCATCACGGCAATCGATCTGCGGGATGCAAAGCTGGGGGGATTCAACACCGCCGAGCTGCGCCGCAGTGTATTGACCTATTTCTATGTGACTGCTATCACGGCGAGCACGATCCGCTCCGCCGATATGGTAGCCTGGAGGCCGACAAACTGGCGGCTCTACTCGATGCCAGCGGGCACCTATACTATTGCATCTGCCGATATGGTCGCCTGGAGGCCGACGATCTGGTATCTCTTCTTGATGCCAGCTGGTACCTACACCATTGCCTCCGCCGATATGGTAGCCTGGAGGCCGACAAACTGGTATCTCTCCTCGATGCCAGCTGGTACCTACAATATCGCATCTGCCGATATGGTAGCCTGGAGGCCGGCGTACTGGTATCTCTTCTCGATGCCAGCTGGTACCTATGCCATTGCCTCTGCTGACATGGTCGCTTGGACGCCGACGGACTGGTATCTCTTCTCGATGCCAGCTGGTACCTACACCATTGCCTCTGCTGACATGGTCGCTTGGACGCCGACGCAATGGCGGCTCTACTTGATGCCAGCGGGCACCTATACTATTGCATCTGCCGATATGGTCGCCTGGAGGCCGACGATCTGGTACCTCATCTCGATGCCAGCGGCGGGAAGCTCGTATACGTTTGCTGCGATCTGCATGCGGAACTGGACAGGAGCCATAGAAATTCGCGCTGATGGCCTGGCGTTGCTCCAGGCGGTGGTGGACACCATCGTGGCGGATATCTATGCCGGGCGCATGGGATATACGTATGCTACGCCAGCACTTAACGTCGGCGGGACGAACGCGGCACCGAGCGGCGTCTACGCGGACGAGGATCCCCCAGTCACGGGCAAGGGATTCATCTACGAGCTGGTAAACGATCCTGAGGCCGAGGGGTTCAAGAAGTGGGCGATAACGTACACGCCATAATAGGAGCGACTCCATGACCAAATACTACCTGATCCGTGGCAACCACGTACTCGGAACCATCGACAGCATCGGCGACGTCATCGCATTGCCGCTGTTCGGCGGGGGCGATCCGATGTCCTTACTCAATGAGCAGCACGCGCTGAACTTGATGGCCAACCTGAACCTGACGGCAGCGCAGGCGTTGGCGGCGATGGGGCTATCTGATCTGCGCGCATCGATGCTGAAGACGGTGTTCGTTGCGCCGAACCCGGTGAGCGTGGACGTGTCGGGCATCGCTGCCTATCATCTGATCGACATCGGCGGCTTTGCGCTGTGGCAGTGCGATGGGCAGCAGGATGACCTGCTCAGGTTGCACACCGCGCTATGGACGAGGGCACCAACATCCACGCTGGGACTGTTGGCGGTGGTGCAGACGTTCGGTACGGCGTTCTATCCCAGCGCGATGAGAACGGCCACGGGGATGACGACCGCTGAGGCTCTGGCCCGGCGCAACCGGGTAGCGACGTACCTGGAGTCGCTTGGGTTTATGAACACGGCAGATCTGCGAGCGGCGACTACGGAGCATACGCAGATGCTGGGGATCGCGACGGCGCTGGGCTACACGGCGGCGCAGCTGTGGGGGAAGATGGTGGGGTAGAATCACTGAGGGGATGAGGCGGATGGGTACATCCGGGCGGATGAGGGGATGAGACTCTTTGATCGGTATCCGACGCTAAAAACGGTGATCGTGAATACGCCGGATTACAGTTTTCGCGGGGTGCTCTGGCGGCGACGGGGCGAATACCTGGTGCTCAGGAATGCCGAGATGATCAAGACGAAAGGGGAGACGGTGCCATTAGACGGTGAGGTGCTGATCCCAACGGGGCGGGTGCAATTCCTGCAGGTGGTGGCCTGATGGTAGCGGTGCAGAGCCTGGGGGCGATGGTGAGCGTGGAAGCGGGGTGGCGGCCGGCGCTGTCCTATGGCTCGGTGCAGATGTATAACACCTATTACTACTCCTATGCGCAATTGTACCGGGAGCAGCCGAACGTGCGAACGTGCGTGGATTTCCTGGCGCGCAATATCGCGCAGTTGGGGCTGCACGTGTTCCGGCGAGCGGGCGAGACGGACCGGGTGCGGCTGCGGGACCATCCGCTGGCGCAGGTGATCGAGCGGCCGCTGCCGGCAGCATTCAAGGTGACGCGGTACTCGCTGATCAACGCGCTGATGAGCGACCTGGGCATCTATTTCAATGCGTACTGGCTGAAGGTGAGATCTGGGCAGACACAGGGGTCTGCCCCTACGATGGGGTTGCTACGCATCCCGCCGCCATACGTGACGGTGAGCGGGGGACTGGTGTTGACGGGATACGAGATCAGCGTCGGTGGACAGAGCAAGAAAATCGGGCCGGAGGAGATCGTCCATTTCCGGGGGTATAACCCGGAGACGGGGCTGAGCGGCCTGGCGCCGCTGGAGACATTGCGGAGGATCCTGGCGGAGGAGCACTCGAGCGGTGACTACCGCGAGCATTTTTGGGCGAACGCGGCGCGGATGGGGGGCATCGTGGAGCGGCCGAAGGACGCGCCGGAGTGGAGCGATACGGCCAGGCAGCGCTTCAGGAGTGAGTTCGAGGCGCTGTACAGCGGTGGGCCCAACAGCGGCAAGACGGCGGTACTCGAGGAGGGGATGACCTGGAAGGAGCAGACGTTCAATGCGCAGGAGAGCGAGTACCTGGCCGGGCGGAAGCTGACACGGGAGGAATGCGCCCGGGCGTACCACATCCCACTGCCGATGGTGGGGATCCTGGAGCATGCCACGTTCAGCAATATCCGGGAACAGCATAAGAATTTGTACCAGGATTGCCTGGGGCCGTGGCTGGCGATGATCGAGCAGGATATCCAGCTACAGCTCCTGGGCGATTTCGAGGATACGAAGGGGATTTACCTCGAGTTCAATATCGCGGAGAAGCTGCAGGGGGCGTTCGAGGAGCAGACGACGGCGCTACAGGCGGCGGTGGGGCGGCCGTGGATGACGGCGAACGAGGCGCGGGCGCGGATGAACCTGCCGAGCATGGGCGGGGACGCGGATGCGCTGGTGACGCCGCTGAATGTGCTGGTGGGAGGGCAGGCGAGTCCGCAGGATAGTGCGCCCGGGAAGGGGGAAGGGGGAAAAGGGGAAAAGGGGAAAAGGGGGACGATCGACCCGACGCTGCCGACGGTGCGGGCGCGGCACGTGGAGAAGTGGCGGGAGGTGCTGGCGGGGGAGTTCCGCAGGCAGCGGGAGGCGGTGATCGGGAAGGTGCCGGGGGAATCACGAATGGCACGAATCGGCCCGAATAGGACGAATGAGGACGCGGTAGCGTCGCGCAAGCAGGGGGTCGGAGAGATTTGGGATGTGGAGAGGTGGAACAGGGAGCTGCAGGTAGATCTGTTCCGGCTGAGTCGGGCGTCGGCGCTGGTGTGGGCGCGGTATGTGGCACAGCAGCTGGAGGCCGAGGTCAATGAGGAGGGGATGGACGCCTGGCTGGATGAGCACAGCCGGATCCAGGCTGAATATATGAACGGGGCGACGCGGGATGGGATCGCCGTGGCGCTCACCGAGGAGGATCCACGGGCGGCGGTGGAGCATCTGTTCGAGTTGATGATCGGCGTGCGGGCGGTGCAGGATGCGATGAGCGCGGTGACGGCCGCAAGCAATTTTGGCGCGCACGAGGGGGCCCGGGCGGGCGGGCTGCGCTCCAAGACGTGGCAGGTGAACTCGTCGAACCCGAGGCCGGAGCACGCGGCGATGGCGGGAGAGACGGTGGGGATCGGGGAGCTATTCAGCAACGGGGCGCGGTGGCCGGGGGATCCGGTATTAGGGGCGGACGGGAACTCGAACTGCCAGTGTTCGTGTGTGTTTGGCACGGAGTAGGGAGGTAGCGATGAAGACGAAGACGTACCGGTCGAAGATGGAAATCAAGGCCAATGGGGAGCCGGGGGAATTCCGGGCCATTTTCGCGACGCTCGGGGTGGTGGATCATCAGGGGGACGTGACGCTGCCGGGAGCGTTCGAGGATGGGGCCCCGGTGCGCATCTCCTATTGGGGCCATCGGTGGCAGGACCTGCCGGTAGGCCGGGGGGTGATCCACGCGGACGACAAGCAAGCCTGGGTGGATGGGCGCTTTTTCCTGGATACCGAGGCGGGCAAGGAAACCTACCAGACGGTCAAGAACCTCGAGGATCTGCAGGAATGGTCGTACGGTTTCGATATCGAGGAGGCGGAGCGGGGCAAGTTCGAGGACCAGGGGGAAGTGCAGTTCCTGAAGAAGCTGGTGGTCCACGAGGTGAGCCCGGTGATGTTGGGGGCGGGCGTGGATACGCGGACGGTGGACATCAAGGGGTTGAAACCCTATCCCAACGAGCACGCCTGCCGGCTGCGGGACCCGGGCGATTTTGAGGCCGACTCCTTCCGGCGGGTGACGCGCGAGCACGAGGGGAAGAAGTATGCGGTAATCATGGGCCGGCTCAAGGGCGAAGAGACTTTGACGGAGCAGGCATACCGGTATCCCATCAAAACCTGGGAGGAAGCCGATGCGCGGGCGCATTGTCGGGAGCACGAGGGTCGGTTCGAGGCGGCGGCTCCCAAGGCGGGGGCCCGGCATACGGCGAAGGAATACGAGATGATCCAGGGTGTGCATGATTTGGCAGTCGAGCTCGGGGCAGAATGCGCTGAGCATGATGATGGCGACGGCGGGGAAGACGGGGACGAAGACGAGGCCGATGGCAAGTCGAGCGTTCCGGGTCGAGACACGCTGGCGGCGCGGGTAGCGATAGAACTGTTGGAAGCGGGGATTTAACCACGAAGGACACGAAGGGGCACGAAGGGCCCAAAGGATAGGGAGGATCAGGTGAACAAGAAGGATTTGCAAGAGAAGTTGAAGGCCGCGCTGTTGGCGGCACGGGTGATCTGTGACGAGGTGGACACGGCAAAGCGCGACTTTACGCCGGAGGAACGGCAGAAGGTCGAGGGATACCTGACGGAGGCCAGCAAGTGGAAGAACCAGCTCAAGCTGGTCGAGAGCGATGAGGCGTTGCGCAAGCAGATCCTGGATATGGGCGCGGGCATCGAGTTGGCTCCCGAGGGTAAGGAGAAGCGGCCAGACGGTGTGCCGGCAGGCCAGGGCGGGACGCTGGGCGAGCGGTTCGTCGCCGCATCGCAGTTCCAGGCGTGGATGAAGACGATCGCGCCGAGCGGGGTGGTCCCCGAGGCCGCGCGCGGGCTGAACTGCCCGCCAGTGGAGTTCAAGGACCTGGGGCTGTTCCGCAAGGATCTGATCACCGGGCTGAGCGACGTCAGCGCCGGCGCGTTCGTGAATACGGATATCACCGGCCTGTATGAGGCGATCGGGCGCTATCCGCTGGTGCTGCGGGACCTGATCAGCGTGCGGCAGACCACGAGCGACCTGGTGGAGTTTGTGCAGCAGACACAGCAGGTGAGCGAGGCCGCGCCGGTGCCGGAGGCGAACGTCAAGCACCCGAGCGGGGCGACCGGGGAGATCACCGGGACGAAGCCGCAGGGCGCGATGTATTTCGAGAAGATACAGGCGGCAGTCAAAACCATCGCCGTGTACGTCGGCGTGACCAAACGAGCGCTGAGCGATGCAGCCCAGATCCGGGGGATCATCGACCAGGAGCTGCGCGAGGACCTGGCGGACGAACTGGAGAATCAGCTCTTGAACGGCAACGGGGTGGGCGAGAACTTTACGGGGATCGCCAACCAGGCGGGGACGCTGATCCAGGCGTTCAATACAAACATCCTGACCACGTGCCGGCAGGCGATTACCACGCTGCTGGTCACCGGGCGGCAGATCCCAAGCGCCTGGATGTTCAACCCGGCGGACTGGGAGACGGTGGACCTGCTGCAGGACGCCAACAACCAGTATTACTGGGGTGGGCCGTTGGCACAGGGGCCGCCGAGGTTATGGGGCGTGCCGGTGGTGCAGTCGTTCCACAAGGCGGCCGGCACGGCGCTGCTGGCCAACTGGCGCAAGTGCGTGTTGTGGGACCGCCAGCAGGCGACGATCAGCATGACGGACAGTCACGATGACTGGTTTATCCGGAACATGGTGGCCATACTGGCGGAGCTCCGGGCGGCGATGGGATTGATTCGGCCGACGGCGTTCGTGGATGTGGCGTTGGCGTAGGCCCCCACCCCGGCAAAAGGGGAAGAGGGGAAAAGGGGAAAAGGGAAAGGGGGATGGCGCTGCGAGTAGACGTATTCTGTCGCAACCCAAAAGAGGATCGGATCATTCCGAGGATGGCTCGAGCTCTGGCGGCGTTGCCGGGATGGCGGCTAATCGTAGCGCCGGATCCCAAGTCGAAGGCCGACGCGGTATATCTGTCGGCATACTTTGAGGCGCAGAAGCTGGTCCCATGGCCGGCCGGGATCCCGACGGCAGCATATTTCACCCACAAAGAGGAAGACCCGCCGGGGAATGACAAGGCGAAGTTGTTCGACCAGGTGGCGAAACGGGTGGACCTGCGGGTGGCGACGTGCAAACTATATGCGGATATGTTGAGCCGGTACGGGCCGACGATCCAGGCGGCGGCGCCACTGGAGAGGGAGAGGTTTGTGCTGCCCCCACCCCAGCCCTCCCCGCGAGCGGGGAGGGGGAAACCGGTAGTAGGATTCAGCGGATTCACGTATGTCAACCATCGCAAGGGCGAGGACCTGGTGCGGGGCCTGTTGGAGTCGAAGGTAGGGCGGAGCGTGGAGTGGCGGGCCTCGGGGCGGGGATGGCCGGTGCCGACGAAGCGGTTTTCGTGGGAGCAGATGCCGGCATTCTATCAGGGTCTGGACGTGCTGGTGTGCCCGAGCCGGGTGGAGGGGATCCCGATGCCACCGATCGAGGCGCTGGCCTGCGGGGTGAGCGTGGTGGTCCCGGAGCACGTGGGGATATTCGACGAGCTCCCACAGGCGCTGGGGATCCACCGGTACAAGCGCGGGGATCTGAAGGGCCTGGTCCAGGCACTGGAGAAGGCGGTGGAGGCCAGGGGCCAGGTCGACCGGGAGGCGCTGCGGGGGGCGACGGAGCCGTACAGCGTGCAGAATTGGTGCAGGGATGTGGCGCAGGGAATGGAGATGCTGGTGGAACGGGTGGATGGGGGGATCGCAGAGCCGCCCATCTCCCTAGAAATAAAGGGAAAGGGTCAGGCGGGTACGTCCAGGGAAAAGGGGGAAGAGGGAAAAGAGGGAAGAGGGGAGGAGATGGAGCCGGTGCAAAGGGGCACGGGGAAGGCGCGGGGGATCTATTGCGTGGCGTTCGGGGACCCGGCTCGCAAGTGCGCGCTGCGGATGATGACGAGCGCGAAGAAGCATATGCCGGACATCCCGATCGCGCTGTGCGCGGCGAAGAAAATCGGGCCGGAGGACGTGCTGATCGTGCAGCCGGACAGCGACGTGGGCGGGCGCAGGGCCAAGCTGTGGGCATACGAGCTGTCGCCGGCGGAGTGGCAGGCGGTGCTATACCTGGACGCAGACACGGAGGTGGTCGCGCCGATCTACCCGTTCTTCGAATGGATCAAGGACGGGTGGGAGTTTGTCATCTGCAAGGACCCGCATCTGATGGACACGATGCACGCGTTCGAGCGGGCGAACAACAAGGCGGAGCTGGCGGAGGTGAAGGCGGCGGTGCATACGCTGCACACGCTGCAGATCAACGGCGGGGTGTGGGCGTTTGGGCGAAACGCGCGAGTGCAGGCATTTTTCCGGCGCTGGCAGGCAGAATGGGAGCGGCACGCGCAGCGGGACCAGGGGGCCCTATTAAGGGCCTTGTATGTGGACCCACTGAAGACGTTTTGGCTCGGCAATGAGTGGAATACGTTCCCGAAATATTGCAAGGGGACCCGGACGGCGGGGCTGATGCATTATCCGGGGGACGCCAGGCGGTGGGCTGGGCAGATCCCGGGGCGGATCGATAGCGCCGTGGCGTGGGAGATGGTGAAGAGACACGAGGGGAAGCACTGAGGACGCTACCACGTCCTCAGTAGGATGCGATAGCGACTCGGGGATGAGGTGAATGAATACATCCGGGGCGATGACAGATATTGTCGTGTGCACCAAAAATCGGCTGCCGCTGCTGAAGCGGACATTGAGCTACCTGTTCGAGCGGACGACGTCGCCTTACCGCCTGTACATCATCGATGATGCCAGCACCGAGGGGAATGCTGAGTATCTAAAAATGCTGCGGGCAGAGGGCAAGCTGGCGGGCCTGGTGCTGAGATCCAAGAGCGAGCCCATCGGCGCAAATTGGAATGCCGCCTCGCAAATGGTGACGTCGGATGTGCTGGTCTTTACCGACGATGATGTCCTGTGCCCCAAGCTGGACCCGGATTGGCTGAGTCGCGGCCTGGCGGCGATGGCGCGATATCGAAAAAACGGGTTACTGGCACTCGAGGATCCATCTGCCGTCCACGCGATCAGGGTACTGGGACTGGCGGGGCCATTGACGCTGTGTGATCGGACTGGAGCGCACCTGGCGTTCATCCGACGTGATCTGATGCGTAGCATCATCATTCCGCCTGTTGGCCAGACCCTGGAGAGAGTTCCAATCCGCGCGCAAAGCCAGGCGCTGGATCGGGCCTGGAGCCGGGCGGTATGGTCGCGGGGCTACTCGGTGGCCTACCTGACCGGCGTGTACTGCCAGCACATAGGTAATATCTCTGAGCGCCTGGACCAGGATCTGAGCTCGCGGGCCATAGAGCCGATCGACGCGGATACGCTAGAGCCGCCGGAGTATCTGAGGGGCCATCCTGGAAAGGTAGCGGACCGGTAGGTCCGGCGATGGATAACAAAGAGAATTCGATCTTGCTGGGACTGGAGGCGGGAACGATGCTGGAACGTCCGGAGCTCGCCTTTCTCTACGATCTGGCCCTGGCTGCCCCAGACGGGATCGGCGTGGAATGCGGCGTGGCCCGCGGCGGGTCACTCCTATGCTGGGCCGGCGCCCGGGTGAGCCGTGGTCCCATCCTCGCTGTAGATAATCAGACCCTGGACGTATGGACTATCGCACGAGATAACCTTGCCAAGTGGGGGCCGGATATCGTCTACCTGGTCGGCAACTCTTGGGAGCTGGGCGCGATGATGGTGCAGCGACAATACGTGGCATTCTCGTTCATAGACGCCTGTCACGCCGAGGCGGGTGTGGGGCGAGATATCGAGGTGTGGCCACGAGCCACCAAGCCGGGCGGCATCATCGTGTTCCACGACTATGCTGGTGCGAAGAAGTATGACGTGACGAAGTGCGTCGATAGATGGCAGGCAACCGCCAAGTGGCAATATCTGGGCCAAGTGGGAATCACCATAGGATTCAGGAGACCGGAATGACAGCGGATGAGTACATCCGGCATACATTGAACCTGGGATGTGGCGGGAAAATCATCCCGGGAGCCTGCAACCACGACCGCATTAGGCATCGTGCCGAGATTATGGCGGTATGGGATCTGAATGATTTGCCATGGCCGTGGCACGACAACTCATTCGACTCGATCGTGGCGCGCTCGGTGCTGGAGCACCTGAAGTTGAACCTGGTCGAATCACTCGATGAATGTTGGCGGATTCTGGCACCTGGCGGCACGCTCTATCTGAAACTGCCGCACTGGAATGCGGACACGGCCCACAGCGATCCGACACATCGCTGGTTTTTCAGCCTGCAGAGTCTGGATCTGTTCGATCCGGATATGGCGCGAGGACAAGAATACAGCTTCTATACCGAGCGCAAATGGCGCATCATCCGGCCAGCGCGGCTCAATGAGGCCGGTACGAGCATCCATGCGCTGCTGGAGGTGCGCAAATCGTGAGCCAAGGCGTGTTATTACGCAGTCCGGACAAGGTCATCGAGGGGAAGGCCAAGTCGGCCAAGCTGCCGGTAATTGTGATGGCCGACATCCGGGGCCCGTGGGCGACGGAGCGGGTATTGATCGTGGAACCGAAAACGGCGGTGCCGTGGGAGCTGGTCCCGGCGGCGTGGCATTTGCTGGAGCGGTGGGACGCGGCGGCGCCGCTGTGGCGCTACGGGGTGCTGGCGGCGGACCTGGGGACGCCGGAGGAGCAGAAACGGACGGCGGCCATCGTGCACGACCTGCGCATTCCGGTGTACGCGTGCGAGCTGCTGTTCGTGCGAAACAGCCAGGCGGGGCAGGAGCTGGTGCGGATATGGCAGGAAGAGTGTGCGCACGGGGACAGCCGGCTGGCATTCGTGCGGGCCTTGTACCAGGTGAAGCCGCTATTCTGCGCGCTGCCGCGGAGCTGGCTGGCGGACGTGGAGCAGCGCAGCCACCAGGATGCGCGGACGATGGCCAGCCTGGCCCGGGTGCAGGGCCCGGCGCTGAGCAAGGTGGAGATTGCGCCGGGGCGGTGGGTGCGGTGCCGGCCGGGCGAGGAGGAGCGGGTGAAGGCGCAATTCGAGCGGCTCACGCGGAGGCACGGGGAGAGATCCACGAAGGGAAGGCAGGGAGATGAGCAATGTTGCGGGCCCCATCAAGATCATTTTGTCTCCGGAGAACTGGGAGACGAAGCGCCAGGAGGGTGGGGAGATAGTAGCGGTGGAGATCGCGCCGCGCGTGTCGATCAGGATGCTCAAATCGGAAGCGATAGCCAGAGGACTGTATAAGGAGGGGGAAGAAGGGGAAGGGGGAAAAAGGGGAAGGGGGAAAGAGGGGAAGAGGCGGAAGCAGGCGGCAAACAAGATGAGGGCGCCGGCGGAGGATAAGGGACGGGAGGAACCATCCGATGGCTGATTTCTGTGTGCAGGCGGACGTGGAGGCATTTCTGCAGGTGGCGGTGCCGGCGGCGAAGGTGGCCTCTGTGGCGAGGGCGATCGCGGAGGCGACGGAGGCGATCCGCAATTATTGCCACCAGTACATCGAGCGGGTGGCGGGCGAGACGATCACGCTGGACTGCGTAGGGGGCCCCCGGGTATTCCTGCCGGAATTGCCGGTGACGGGGATATCGAGCGTGGAGGAGGATGGCGACGTGCTGGCCCTGGGAGGCGATTACCAGCTCGGCCAGCACGGGGTCCTGCACCGGATCGGCCAGGACTGGGAGAGCGGAATCCAGATCGTGGAGGTGACATACACGCACGGCTACAACCCGATCCCGCAGGACGTGCGCGACGTGTGCACACGCGCGGCGTCGCGGGCCTACCAGGCCGGGATGAAGGCCAGCGAGATGGCAGCGGTGCCGGGTGTGCAGGCCAAGTCACTGGGGGATTTCAGCGTGCAATTCGGAGGCGAGGCCGGCGCGGCGGGGGAGAGCGTGCTGGGGGCGAGCGCAGCGCCGATGCTATTGCGGAGTGAGCAGCGGATGCTGGACCGGTACCGATACGTGGCGCAGTAGGAAGCCGCGGATTCACACGGATGAACGCGGATGGGGAGAGGGTCAGGTAAGTGTAGTTAGGTGACACGAGGGAAGCACGGATTATGAGCGAAGCGGTTTTTGCCACGCTGTTGAATCATACGATGAGCATCTACCGGCGGGACCGCACGAGCGATGGCCAGGGGGGCTGGGCGATCTCGTATGCGCTGCTGGGAACCCTGGTCGGGCGGATCCGGCCGGCATCGAGCGCGGAGCGGGAGACGGCGGCATTGGAGGAACGCGAGATCAGCCACGTGCTATATGTGCGCGCGGCGGAGGACGTCCAGCGCGGGGACCAGGTGGAGCTGGCGGTGGGCGAGGGCGGGCCGCTGGTGGTCGACGTGCTGGGGGTAAGAGAACCCAGCCGGGCGGGGCATCATCTGGAGATAGACTGCATGGAGCGGGTTGGGGAGACGACGGTGGAGGCAGGGAGCTAGCCGCGGAGGAATATGGCCGCGGATTCACACGGGTGGACACGGATGGGATACATTAAAGAGTGGAAGCAGCGGGAGTTCATTGCGAAGGTGAGCGGCGTGGTGGCGGATAACATGTACGCGGCGTGCTCATACGCGGCGGAGCAGGCGCGGGCTCTGGCGCCGGTGCGCTCGGGCAAAATGAAGAAGGCCATCGACATCGTGGTCGAGGTGGCGGCACGGGGGAATACCATCGAGGGGATTGTGGGGGTGAGGAAGCAGGCATTCTGGGCATGGTTTCAGGAGATGGGCACGCGGCATCACCCGGCGCACCCATTTTTGCGGCCGGCGGTATTTGGTCATGCTGCTGAAATCGTGAGAATCCTATGCGGAGGCCGGTAGAGATGTCTGGTCTGGAGGCCGAGCTGGTGCTGATGCTCGAGGCACGCGGCCTGCCCGCACCGGTCCGTGAATATCGGTTTGATCCGCAGCGGCGCTGGAGGTTCGATTTCGCCTGGCCGGATCGCATGCTGGCCGTGGAGATCGAGGGCGGCACCTGGAGCGGGGGCCGCCACACCCGGGGTAGCGGCTACGAGGCGGATCTGGAGAAATATAACGCCGCGGCGCTGAGCGGGTGGACCGTATTGCGATTCTCCGGTGGCCAGGTGCGCGATGGGTGTGCGATCAGGGTCATAGGCGAGGCCCTCGGCGAGCGGGGATCCTGATGAGCATCTTGACGCAGGCGATCTACGATCGGCTTACTATGGATCCGATACTGGCCGGGCTGCTGGCAACTTATCGAGGCGGGCCGGCGGTGTTTACGACGGACCCGGCGCCGGGGGACGCGGGGATGCCGCTGGTGGTGACGGCGGGCGAGGTGACGCAGACGCCGTGGGACACCAAGGATACGCGGGGCCGGCAGATCTATCGGGACGTGCGCTGCTATACGGCGGCGGATGGTAGCGCGATGCTGGTGGAGGCGATGGCGGAGCGGGTGCGGGCCCTGCTGCACCGATACGAGCTGACGATTGCGGGGTACCGGGCGATCGTGGCGGAGGTGAGCGGGCCTACCGTGGCGGATGAACAGGGTGCCTATGGACGGATCCTGAGTGTGAGATTGTTGGTGGAGCAGACATAGGGTGGCCACAAGGGCCGCCCCTACAGGGAGGTGAAAGATGGCACTTAACGGGACAGACGTACTGATTTGGGTGGACGGGAACATGGTGGGGTCGCAGCGGGACGTGACGATCGACGAGGCGACCGCGGAGATCGATGTCAGCTCGAAGGACCAGCGGGAGATGCGGGTGCTGCCGGGGCGGTATGACTCGAGCCTGAGCCTGGATGCGCTGTACGTGCCGGCGGGCACGGCTTATCTCGCCTTGCAGGTGGCCATGCGCGCCGGCACGTTCGTGGAGGTGGTGGTGCTCGAGGACGGTGTGGTCACCGAGTCGGCGGATGCGATCGTGACGTCGCTGAGCCGGGCGGCACCGGATCAGGACGCGGCGACGGTGAGCATCGGCCTGCGCATCGATGGCGCATGGGTGAGTGGGAGCTAGGCCCCCTCGGAGGGGAAAGAGGGAAAATGGTACAAAGTGCGCAGATGGGTACATCCGGGCAGATGGGTACATCCGGGGCGCGCGGAGAACGGTTCCTGGAGGCAAACGGGCAGCGGTATACGGTGCTGTTCACGAACCGGGCACTGGCGGAGGCGGAGCGGGCACTAGCGAGGCCGATTATTGGACTGCTGACGTCGGCGCAGGGGGGCGATCTGAGCATCGGCGACGTGGCCAGGCTGCTGCAGATCGGCCTCGAATGTGGAAGGCGGGATGCGCAGGCGCCCGGGCCGCAGCTCACGCTGCAGGATGCCTGGGGGATCATGGACGAGCTCGGGTTCTCGCAGGTGACGCAGGCGGTGTTTGGAGCGGTGGCGGATGTGCTGAGCTATAGGGCGGCGCCCGTGGAGAGTGAGAGCCCTCCTATGTAGGGGAGGGCCCCCCCCTCAATCCCCCCCGCGAGCAGGGGGGAGGGACGGATTGGGATGCCCTCCTGATGGATGCGCTGCGCGCGGGGCTGAGCGTGGAGGAGTTCTGGTCCTTGACGCCGCGCGAGACGTGGATGACCCTGGAGGCGCGGGCGTGGCGGATGGAGCATGAGAGCGAGCGCACGGGGGAGCTGATCCGCCTGGCGCAGAAGATGCTCGGCTGGCTGGCGTGGCACGTGGCGGCGCTGCAGCGGTCGAAGCGGCTGCCGGCGCTGCAGCGGCTGATCGGCGGCGGACAGACGAAGGAGATGACTCCGGATGAGGCGGCCGTGCGCAAGGCGGAGTTTGAGGAGCTGAGGAAAGCCGCGGGAAAGAGGGCGGACGGGTACGTCCGGGGAAAAGGGCGGACGAGTACGTCCGGGGAAGAGGGGAAGGGGATTGGCGACTGAGGGTATTCTTGGCATCGCGCAGATCCCGGTCCGGGCGGTGCTGGACCA